GTATATGGGAAGAAGAAAAAAGAATGAAGAAGTAGAAGATAATGTTGATGATATAGATCCAGAAGATATACTCGTGGATGGTTCTTTCTATAAAGGAAATGAAAATCTGTTAAGGGGAAATTCTCAATTCAAGTGGACACAATCTATGATTGATGAATTGAAACTATGCAATAAAAGCATATTACACTTTGCAGAACAATACTTTTATATAACAACCTTGGACGAAGGTAAAAAGAAAATAGAATTATACAAATATCAAAAAAGACTTTTAAAAGCATTTAAGAATGAACGCTTTAATATCGTATTGAGTTCTCGCCAAAGCGGAAAAACCACTACCATAACAATTTATGCACTATGGATTGTTTGTTTCCAATCAGATAAGCGAATAACAATTGTTGCAAATAAAGAATCCACTGCAAAGGAAATATTCGAAAGAATAAAAATGGCATTTGAACAACTTCCTGTTTGGATGAAACCCAGTGTGAAATCTTGGAGAAAGGATGGATTTCAATTAGCAAACGATTCTTCTATCAAAATTAGTACAACATCATCGGCTGGACCTCGCGGATCTACGAGTAACCTTCTTATTATTGATGAAATGGCACATTGTCCAAATGAATTGATGAATGAACTCTGGAAGTCTGCTATTCCTATTATTTCCTCTTCTAAAAAATCACAATTGGTTATTATTAGTACACCAAATGGTACGGATAATAAATTTTATGAATTGTATCAAGAATCACAAAAACCAAATAGTGATTGGCACTTGGAGGTGGTGAATTGGTGGGATGTGCCCGGTCGTGACGAGGCATGGAAAAAAGAAACCATATCCGCAATGGGTTCTCAGGAAGATTTCGATCAAGAATTTGCCAATGTATTCCATGATCCAAATAAAACTGCAATCGATCCAAATCTTTTAGCCGAATTAAAAGCTCAATGTAAAGAACCCATACTTGTAATGGATAACGGAAATTATAAAATTTTCGAGGAACCAAATCCTGAATCATTTTATGCCATAGGAGTCGATGTCGGTGAAGGTATTGGTAGATCAAATACTGTTGCTCAAATTTTAGACCTATCTGATTTAACCAACATAAAACAGGTTGCTATATATGCAACCAACACGATGAGTCCTTTTCACTTTGGAACACGGTTAATGGGCATTTTAGAGGATTGGGGACGTCCTCCTATACTTGTAGAGAACAACAACAATGGTCAACAAGTATTAGATGTTCTTTGTCATACACATAACTACGAATCTGTGGTTTCTTATCATTTTGAGGGATTCAGTAAACACTATAATACAGAACATAGGTTTGGTATACATAATCACACGAATACGAAATACAGAGGTGTTACAAATTTTAGATATTGGGTAAACAGTTTAAATGCAGTTAGAATAAATGACCTAGATACTTTACTAGAACTTAGTAATTTCGTTAGACATGAGAATTACACATACAGCAAAAGAAAAGATGATGACTTGGATGACAGGGTATTGTCTTTAATATGGGGGATTTTCATGCTGGAACCATCTATAGCATCAAAGTATTATGTAATATTAGATACAGACGATCAAGGAAAACCACTAAAAATAAAACCATTCTCTGATAATTCGGAATTGTTGAAGAAAAGTCCATTATTGAGTGGTTCCGTATCTCAATACAAAAAAACAGCATCAAGTAATGTAAAATTCTCATTTGTTGGTAAGTTTAATGTAGAAGAACCTATAACTCTATCCCAAGAACAATCAGATTTAGCAGGTTGGTTATTAAGATGGGGAAGTAAACCAGAACCAAAAAGAGAAGTAGAAGAGGAAAAAACACAAGAAGAATATAGACCAATTGTAATTTTTTAATATGAATCAAGCAATTTTAAATAAAACACGTAATGATAAATTTTTAATGATATTGGATCTTCCGATATTTTTAAAAAAGAAATATGATAACATTTTAAATGAGAATTATCATCCCGATCAGATTCAATTTACTACATATGGTTCTCCTATTCCTAGTGTAAATGTTCCTTCTATTGATGTCGCATTTGATAATCAATTTTATAAAGCATCTTCTTTGTCCAGACCCGCATATCAACCATTAAATGTCAGGTTTTTTGTTGATAATGGTTATAAAAACTATTGGATAATTTGGAAATGGTTAAATAGTTTTAATGATTCGCAAACATCTAAGTCGGATGTTCGTATGGAATTGATGTCAACAAGTAAAAAACCAACGTTGGAAACTCCAATGTCAGAACTTGTATCAAGATTTACCATATATGCATTGGATGAATATAATAAAAAAATTGTAGCATTTAAATATAATCATGTTTTTCCTGTTTCATTATCAGAAATAAATTTTTCGCACCAAGATCCATCTGAAATATCATGTACTGCATCTTTTGCATTCAATCAATTGGATGTTGATTTACTAAAAAACGTAGATGAGGAGACTTGTTAATTATGGGATTCGATATAAATTCTATTTTTGAACCATTAACTCCATCAAAACCATCACTAGATGCTGAAATATCTGCTTTACGTGAACAAACTGGTATAGGAACACCATCATCTGAAACAACTCCTATTGAATCCGTATTAAGCGATATGGATAGAAGCGGATTCATACATCAAATCAGAGATCAATTATATTATATTGAAATAATGATGTATAATCAATTAGATGGAGAAAAACCTTTTGCTGTTCCATTTTTATTTGTGCATTCTATGGCATTCGAAGAATCTTTGAGTGATTGGAATGTCAAAGGATGGATAGTATTTGATGATAAATTTGAAGTTTTGACAAGAGGTAGTGCCGCAGATAAAAATGATATAAAACCACCTTATATTTTTAGAAGCGATGGAAGAAATAGAATATCTTTTAAAATATATCCAATAGAAAATAATAAAAAAAATAGTTTCAGTGCATCTTTGGGAGAGCAAACTTTACCGAAAGAACAATGGGAAATGGCATTTGATTGTGTTATTTATGACATAGAGGACATGCCTGTTGGTGATAATCAAAATAAATTAAGAAAATATTACTTTTGGGACGAAAGGTATCAATTTTTCCTAGAAAGGAACATTGAATGGTCAACTAGATTGCAAGGAATAAACACATATATTTCAACATACGATTCAATGAGATATCTCAGAGATAAAGAACCATGGGAATTGGATGATTTTGAAAGTTCTATTCCTGCAAATATTGCAGTTAAATCCATAATTGAAACGGCGGCATTGATAGATCCAAAATATGAAAACGAAAGAGGAAAAGTAGTTAATATTGGATACACAGAAGGAAAGGGTACGATAGATAAACCAAATATACCACTCAATACATTTAGTCTATTTTGGGAAAATGGATATGTTAATAATGATCCAAAAAATAACAATCATATTTTCTATACATCTCCTGCAAATTCTAATGTTTTACAAGATTTAGACTATGTTATGCAAAATGCATGTTCCCGTGAAGGTTATCCAGTATTTTTGAGATTTAGTAGAAATTCTGGTGATTATATAGACGGTGAATCTAAAAATACAAGAAATAAACAATGGGAATTGGTATCATTAAAAACTATTTTTGAAAGATCTAAAACAGAACAAGTCGAAAGATTGATTATAGAAGACAACATTCTTACAAAACAACCATATTTTAATAGAGGACCGCTATATGGAGAAGATATAGAAAATTTCATGCAACAGAATTTTACTTCTGGTATAGCATCCCGAATAAAATCATATAAATTCTCACCAATGGTTAGTTTGGATGACATGAAAATTGTAAACAGACCTTTAATATACCATGATTTTAATAGTGGAACATTTAGAATTTATCCGGAAAATAATACTGCAAAGGATGTAATAGATAAATTTACAGAAGCAGCAAAAGAGAGTTTATATTCATTTGAAACAAACAAAGATGCTCACATATTAGCAAATTTAAATCAAACAAAACAAAAAGGAATAGCAACAAAACCTGCATTAGCATATCGTCCATTTGTTCCAAATAATTTACCACAAATTGAAATGATGAAAAATTTATTGTTTTTAAATCAGGCAATTTCATTTGTGAGTAATGGATTAACCATACGAGCACCCGGTCGGTTTATATTCATCGACAGCACCGGATCAAACGGAAGAAGAAACGCATTCAATGATCGATTTTTAGGTCAATGGATAATGACAAAAGTTGTCCATCTATTCACAAAGAGTAGTTATGTAACAGAAGTTATAGCAACAAAGGTTGATGCATTTCAAAAAATTTGGGATGTGGAGGATAAAAATTTATGATAGACAAAGAACAATTAAAAGCAAGACTGGACGCTTCTAAAATTAGAAGTTTACAAGGTTATAAGGACAATAACTATCCTTCTAATACACAAATGGCAAAAAACTTGGGAAATTCTTTAATTAGGAATATAAAAAGCGTAGCAGCTGGAAATCCTATAAAAGAAACTGACGATGCTGCTCTAGCAAGACTAGAAGTTTGTAAATCCTGTGAATTTTTTAATGAAACAGCAAAAAGATGTACTAAATGTGGATGTAATATGGCAATTAAGACATATTTGAAGGCAGAAAAGTGTCCTATTGGAAAGTGGTAGACCCAAAAATATCATTTAAAATTCTTATAGAGTAACTATCTATAATATTTCGGTCCTTTTCATCATTTTCATTCAACTTATTCCATTGTATGTAACAATTTGCAAGAACTTTTAGTTTTTTGTTGTTTATTTGTTCTGTTTCATTAGCATCTTTGATATTTTCTCTTTCCAAGAAGATTAAATATCCATTTACTTCATTTCTGATCCAGTGAATTTCATCTTTTTCGTATTCCGCATATCTTATATCCGGAATTATGTAAAATTTATCGGCATCATATCGAAAATTTTCAACAAAATATCTACCTTTTGTATTATTTCTCATTAATTTTCCATATTCTACCAATAATGGTCTAATTAATTCCTTTTCTTCTGTGTTTTCGGTAAATGAATCTATTCCAACGCTATTCATTATAATGCTTCGCAGGTTTTTTTTGATCAAATCTCCTGCTATAGACCTTCTTTCTGCTTCTACGTTGTATTTTTCATTCAAAATTCGTATCAATGATCTACATAATGTGTCTTTTCCAGACCTAGAAGCACCTGCTATTCCTATGATTTTGTGGAATTTTGAATTATTTTGCATAAGTTATATAATAATAACATTTTTACTTCAAAAGTAAATATATAAT